CCACCATTTTATCGACTTTGTTGTCGGCCCCGTGGTCCCATTGCACGGAGTTCCTGTATAGTCCCAGGTTGGAACGGGGAAGGGGTGAATCTATTAGTGGAGAGGTGAACAAATAGTGGTTATCGGGTCATGGTTCCTACGGAACCGGGCATTTTGACCCCGATGAGTGGGAAGAAAGAAGCGGGAAGAGCTGCACCTGCGGCTGCGATTCGTGCCATGGTGATATCGCATTCCTGGCGGGTGAGAGTGTTAGTTCCATCGGTGATGGTGTTGGCTGCCCTTAGGGCGCCGGATACGCCGGCCCGAAACACTTCGATGAACAGCTCGGCATAGGACCGGTTATCTGTTCTGGAGTAAGTGTACTTCGGGTCGATAGGAGAGGTGAAATCTTGGCCATCAGTCACATTAGTGGACGTGATGGGGAAGAAGTTGGGGACGGAGAAATTTTCGAGATCAGTGTTGGTTGACCCCGTTTCGACAAACCGGGTATTCACTAGCAATCGATAAATACCAGGGTAGTCGAATTTGAGAACTCGTTCATTGGAAAATGCATCTGTCCACTGGGAAGCAGGCCCGGTGATAAGGTTGATGCCATTTTCAATGAGGTTAGTGTATCCTGCATTCCCAGTAGCGTTGAGAATGGAGCCGACGGTCACTGCTGTGACTGCGGCGGCCCCATTGAGGAAGGTTCCTGTGTAAACGGCTGGGCTCGTTCCTGGTTTAGGCACCTGGACTGAGAGGCCGGGAGAGTGGTTGAATGAGGTCAACTGCGGGGTTTGGAATCGTATTCTGTATTTAACATACAGCTTACCTACGACTGCAACTGCAGGACCATCATCCAGTCTAATCATCAAATTGCCTACATCATTGAGTCGATCGGGAGGAGCATCGACTGTTGATGAGGATACTTTGGTGTAATAGGTCTTTCGCTTATTCAGATCACTGCGTGGGCAGTGGAGAGAGGCGGTTGCTTTGTACACAGGGAAGCTTATGGCCCCCTTGTAACTTTCTAGTTCTGTTTGAGAAGTAGGAGGATCATCAAGAGGGTCATAATCAACAGCAATAATAATTCCACCAGGAGTAGTGACAGGGGCTGTAGTCACATAGTGAACTTCCAGCGCTTCAAAGTTGTACGTTTCATACAGGGGTGCGATCTGCGATAACCAAGGGAAGAGCGATTGGTTAGCGGGATTGATTTGCCAGTGGGAGGCGGTTTCGCCGTTGCCACCGAATTGCTCAACTGTATGAAATCTTTCTTTGTGTTCAACAACGATTCCGCGAGCAGAGCTAGAAAATCTAGCTGAGTTTGTTTTGACTGCTGGAGCTCGAGTGACAACCGCAGTGCTTCGAGGCGGTGCTCTGCGATTGCGAACCTGACGTTGATTCGGCCGACGTTTAGGGCGGCGTGCGGGTTGGTTGGCATTTGGCATAAACGGGGGTAAAAGAAAGGTAGCGGTTAAGGTTTTGATATTTGTTCTGGAGAGGTGTGTTTTATATTACTAGAATAAACACAGTGGTCGATCAGCAGGATCCGACATGTCATGAGGCTTCATGGCCTCCACTAATGGAGAATTAATTAGTTTGACTTGACCCTTCAGGCCCCTGATCAATGTTTCGATGCTCTCAGTTTCAGTAGCGGTAAGACCATAGCGGGTTAGGAAGTACATAGGCCAATTGACGCCCACCATAGGACGCAATTTCTTTATGTACTTGTCAATGTCCGTCTCCTCGCTAGTGGTGATTTGGGATCTGAGAAATACATCCATGACGGGGCACCCAACGAACGGTACTAAGAAAGACCTAGCAACTGTTGATATAAACGTGGCATCTAATGGGTTACTGAAGCCCCCTGCTTCGGGCCTGATTCCGTACATGGCTTCTGCCTTTCGTAAATCGGAAACAAAATCCTCAGGGGGGTCTTCGATGGCCATTAGCATATCGTCGCCCATGACGATAATACGAACACTTCTCAAGCACAAATCTACGGCGGCTGCCAGCGCAATCTCCGCATTGATTAGTGAATTACCGGATGAAGTGTCGTTATGGCCACTCTTCCTTGTACCAATTACCGAGTAAAATACGCTTGAGCCTTTGTAAGTATACCTGCCCTTGGTGTCATAACACAAGCGATTATGGCGCGCCAATTCAGTGTCGCATTCCTTCATGATGGCGTTCACCATGTCCAAGTGTTCATGGCGCATCGTCGCATCCCAGGTCTTACCATCTCTCTCGTAAAAATGGACGTTCCCTGGGAGGGCCATGGATTCATCCATCCAATGACCGATTTGTGCATGATCCATGCCAGATGCAATAGTGATGTGGGCACGTGTCTTACCAATGACAATATCTCGCGTGCTTACTGCTGCAGTGGCCTTTTGGAAGGCATAATATTGAGGCCCGAGCGTGGCACCTGTAGCCTTAGTTTTATACGCTGCTATGCAGCGCCCCTTAGTGGGATATTTATCCTTGCTGACTTCTCTTTTCCCGAAAGGATCAACAAGCGAACATTCGATTTGCTCATTCTCGATGCTCATTAGATTGGCCTCAGCTTTGCTTGTTGGGAACCTATCGTTCCAAACGTTTGACCAGTTTCCTTTTCGCTTGATCGTTTCCTTACTAACATCGAGGTAATGATCAAGGTAACTGGCTTTGATGTCCTCTACAAATTCCGTAGCAATATAGTTAGTGATTGGTCGGAGTAAGGGAGGTTGCAAGAAAGCGTGCCGGTTACACAATGCGTTATGCATCGTGCAGGCACACTTGCTAACTGCATGGCCCGTGCCGAAAGTGAGACCTTCGAGGGTTGCGCCAAGCTGAGGCTCTTCTTCACAACTGCAGTCCATCGGCCCTGTAGTCCAGACCTTATGTTTAGGGTCGATAAGGGTGATATCGCCTTTGCCGAGGCAGACAGCAGCTGTTTTGTTATTGGCAAGGTCGTAACAACCTTCCATGTCAGGCATAAACTGATACCTGCAATAGTTGTGCGAACCAACGCACGTGCCAATGATTGGGTCCATGGGCTGCTGGACCAGGTGTTTAAAGGCTGGATGTAATTCTCGGCACACCTTCCGAGCATCGCATCAACCTTCTTAGCACTAACGGTAGCTTCTTGTACCCCCCGCGACACAGTCTCAGCTGAGGCCTTGTATCTGGTCATCAGGCTACCAGTTATTGATTTCAACTCCCGTTTAGTATCCGGCAAATTCTTTTCCTTACGGTTAAGCAAAGTAGATAATGCGGCTTGAACTATTTCAGGGTCGGGGGGAGTTGGAGCCCATGTGGTGGGGATGAGTTCAGGCTTGTTCTCCAGAGTAATTATCCTATGTATAGTTGTGGTTAACGCTTCCCCTTCTACACCGGCCATATTCGCCTCTGTAACGGTTATCGTTCTCAAATAACGATTATCACGTACAGCGGGGATAGCCTTAGTCATTTTCTTGAGTGCCCAGAGCCCCGCGCCCACTGCAAGCCAATTAGGCCGGTAGCGGATTGTGGTTGGAGGTGGGCAATAAGAGTGGTGAGTGGGGAAAGTCAGCAATTTCTCTACCACTTCTCCAGTGGGGTCAACCATGTCAAAAGTTGCCTGGGAGGTAGTATGTGTTAGAGCTTTGATGGTTTTATTGAAGAGCGATAGCCATTGAACTCCGGGCAACATAGCCATCGAGTGGTTGTGTCGCTCAGTTTGGCTGGCAATGTCCTCTGACTTGTACGAACCATTTGAATCATAAATGACAGGGTGGGATATGCCCAGAAGTGCCTCATTAACTCTGGGGATGAACAGGCTGGCAGTTACACCCACTGCGATTAAACCCATTGCTGCAACTTTGATGGGATTGCACCCTACATAGTCAACTATTGCTTCTTTTAGGAAAGACAAGGTGTTGATGTGCATGCCTCCCCTTTTGAGCATTGGGGTTAGGTTCCTATGTGTGTAGGGAGTACCAGAATGTTTGACATTGGTGAAAGTGACAGTATCATAACCGAACAAACGGAGCATCCTGTGTTTGAAAGCGGTTGGTCGCCCCCACATGTATTCTGGGTTGTTGATATCTGGTACATATTTCGTCTCTAAGTTAGGTAAATGCATTATTGACCAGAATGCAGTGTTAGTCGGCAGCATCATCCAATCAGCTAACTTGAAATAATAGGCTGCGTGTGTGCCGCTAACATGAACTTTCCCTAAAGTTTGGTAGTGATGCATGCATGTGCAATCACGTAAAAAGTGATTGCAATAATTAACCTTGAGTGGATTGGGTGCATTACTAGTCAAATCATTGAAGTACTTATTTCCCTTGTACTTCTGCATGGCCATGTCTCTGCTGTTATCTGAGATGTCCATAATTGGAGCACTAACATGCAGAAATGTTTTATTGTAACGTTCTGGGCGCTCTTTCAAGTACCCTATGGCTCTTGCCACGCCGCCGGCAGAACCGCCAACGTCGTAGTGTGTGTCGCCATCTTGTAACTGGCCTTCGATCTCAATCCGGACTTTCTTTTCACATAACAACCGAGCCGTTGCCATTGATGAGTGTCCATGGGGTAACATAACTGTGGGAACTTCGTTATGCTTGAGATTGTAATGCCGCGAGCTCATGACTTGTTCTCTTCTGTTAATGCATAAAACTGCACTAGCAGTGGCCGTCATCAAGTGCGTGGCAATTGCGCTCACCTTGAAGGTGGCAGGGGGGGCGATCGGGATCGCGGAGGGTTTTGGTTTTGGAGGTGGACCTGCGAGAGGAATGGGGGCGATCGGAATCGCGGCGGGTTTTGGTTTTGGAAGAGCTGCGATCGGGACCGCGATAGCTAGGCCTCGTTTGGGGCCTGGTTTTGGGTGTGGTTTTGGCCGTCCGAACACGGGAGGCCGTCGGGAGCCGTGGTCGCACATGGCGACTACGTAAGGAGTACGAGGTGGTGGGGGTGGCAAAGGACGAGTCCAGTGCCGGGCTGTTGGTGGCACCATGCCACCGGAATAATGGGGTGAACTCATGTTCGTTTGGTTTTGGGGACACCTAACAATAAGTCTAACCAGAAAGTTAACAGATGCTAAAGATAGAATAGCAGGGGTCAACAGGTAAT